TCGTTACTACTGACTCTCGTAACACAGCATTCAAAAAGCGCATCGAAGAAGATGAGAAAGAGCTTGAGGCACTGATCAAGCAGCGTAAAGGTGAAGCAGAAGGGGAAGAACCCAAAGCTGAAGCCAAGGCTGAGCCTGAAGCTGAAACTGAAGAGAAGCTGTCCGCTGAAGAACAGACATACAAGAAGCGGTATGGCGATCTTCGTAGGCATATGAATGAGCTTACTGAGAAGATCAAGGAACTTGAAGCTGCACAAAAAGAAGGCAAGATTACGCCGCCTAAGAATGAAGCTGATGTTGCTGCATGGATGAAGAAGTATCCTGATGTTGCAGCTATCGTTGAAGCCATTGCTGAAAAGAAGGCCGCAGAGAAGTTCTCAGGAGCAGAAGCACGGCTGAAGCAGATTGATGCAATGAGTGCCGAAGCTGAACGCAAGAAGAATGAGTCTGAAATTCGTGCTGTTCACAAAGACTTCGACGATCTACGAGACAGCGACGTATTCCACGAATGGGCAGCAGAGCAGCCTAAGTGGGTACAAGACGCACTATATGAAAACGCAGATGATCCCAAAAGTGTCATCAAGGTCATTGACTTGTACAAATACGAGAATGGCCTTGATGTGAAGGGTCGCAAAGCTGCAGCCAAAGATGCTGCCTCTGCAGTTATGACGAAGAGGGCTAAGCCTGAAGTTGACGCTGATGGTGGCAGCAAGAAGGTCTACGAAAGCCAAGTGCAAAAGATGTCTACACGTGAGTATGAAGCACGTCAAGACGAAATCATGGAAGCTATTCGTAACGGCAACTTCGTCTACGATATTTCTGGTGGAGCACGATAAATAGTGCTTGACAATAGAAATTGCCTATGATATAACTATAGGTATAACAACAGCCTTAGCAGCCCCTCACGGATACCTGCTAGGGCTGCACTCACTAAAATCTAAACAACGACATGAGACTCACCTGCAACAACAGGCCCGTCTATTGTAGCGTCGGCCAATGCTACAAGAAGACGCACCCTGAGATGTGCAGCCTCTACATGCAGTGTTTAGCTACAACAAAGCCAAACATTCATGGAGGATACTAATATGGCTTTTGCTTCCGCTGCAGGGCATGGGAACCTGCCTAACGGTAACTTTAGTTCCGTTATTTATTCCAAAAAAGTCCAACTCGCGTTCCGTAAGGCGACTGTTGTTGGCGCTGTCACTAACTCTGACTACTTTGGCGAAATTGCGAATCAGGGTGACACTGTTCGCATCATCAAAGAGCCGGAAATCTCGGTTTCGGCCTATGCTCGTGGCACGACTGTTACGGCGCAAGACCTTGACGACGAAGATTTTTCGCTCGTTGTTGACAAGGCCAACTACTTTGCTTTCAAAGTGGATGACATTGAAGCTGCGCATTCGCATGTCAACTTCATGGACCTTGCCACCAATCGTGCGGCCTATCGTCTTGCCGACCAGCATGACCAAGAAGTTCTTGGCTACCTGTCGGGCTACAAGCAAACGACGCTTCACACCAATGCAGACACTGTTAACACAACTGTGAACGGTACGAAGGCTGTTTCTACTGCTGGCAGCGACGAACTTCTTACCAGCATGAAGCTGATCAAGAGTTCGTTTGGTAACATCACGACTGCTTCGGCGGGCGATCACTCGATCCCTGTTGCTGCTCGTCTTCCGGGTGCCACCACTCTGCCGACTGCTTACGTTTCGCCTGCTATGCTGGTGTCGCGTATGGCTCGCCTTCTTGACCAGCAGAACGTGGAATCGACTGGCCGTTGGCTCGTCATTGACCCCGTTATGATGGAAGTTCTGCGTGACGAAGATTCGCGTCTTCTGAATGCTGACTTTGGCGCTTCGGGTGCTCTGCGTAATGGCCTCGTGCTCAACAACTTCCACGGCTTCCGTGTTTACATCTCGAACAACCTGCCGAAAGTTGGCGGTGGTCCGGGCACCACTGGCACTGCGAACCAGAACACGGATTACGGTGTCATCGTTGCTGGTCACGACTCGGCTGTTGCTACGGCTGAGCAGATCAACAAGACGGAAACGTATCGTGACCCCGATTCGTTTGCGGATATCGTGCGTGGTATGCACCTCTATGGCCGCAAGATTCTGCGTCCTGAGGCTCTTGCCACTGCCAAGTACAACCTCGCGTAATAAGGAGACACACTCATGGCTACTGTTGAAATCGCTCCTGCTGCGCACGGTCGTGGCAATCCTAACCGCAAACCTTATCTGGTTCAGAACACGCTTAACTTTGCTGAAGCTGTTACCTCGAAGGGTTCTGCTCTCGCTCAAGGCGATATCATTCAAGCTCTGTCGATCCCTGCCAAGACTGTCATCCTCACCTGTGGTGCGGAAGTCATGTCGGCTATGACGGGTACTTCGACTGACCTGACGCTTGATATCGGCTTCACTGGCGGCAACACTGACTTCCTTGCTGACGGTTTTGACTTTGATGGTGCTGCGGTTGGCGCGTTTACGTCGCCCGTCGTTGCTGAACTTCCCATCACGGTTTCGGCTGCTGACACCATTGACGTTCTGCTTGCTACGCAAACGGGTACGCTCACTGGCGGTAAGCTCCGTATCTGGGTTATGCTCATGGATATCAGCGATCTTGGTGCTGATGATCGTGAAGCTAACGAAGTTGACCGCGATCAGCTTGCCTAATAATACCGGGGAGGGTGGCATTTAGTTGCCCTCCCCATCTTCACATGTAGGGTACGCTTGTGTCAACAACCTTCCTTAACCTCACAAATGAAGTCTTGCGTCGTCTGAATGAGGTTCAGATCGACGTTAATGATTTTAGTACTGTGCGTAATGTGCAGGCTTTGGCTAAGGATGCTGTGAACTCGTCTATTCGTGAAATTCTACAAGATGCTCAAGAGTGGTACTTCACTCTGCAGACTACTACGCAGACACTTGTTAGCGGCACGGGTGTCTACAGCTTTCCTGCTGACTACTCTAAGGCTGATTGGGATACCTTTTACATTCGTGAACTGAATGACACGAATATGCCTCAGCGTCTTGTGCTGCTTACTTATGATGAATATATCAAGTATCATCGTCCCAATGAGGATCAAGCAGGCAGTGGCGGCTACGCTGTGCCTGTTTATGTTTACATGACGCTTGATCAAAAGTTTGGTGTTTCTCCGTTGCCTGATGCGGCATACGTTGTAGAATACCGCTACTGGAAATTCCCTGCTGATCTCTCGCAGGCTACAGACACATGCGCCATTCCTGACAGATTTAAACATGTCATCATTGATGGTGCCATGATGTACATGATGCAGTTCAGGTCTAACGATCAGTCGTATGCGTTCTATCGTGACAAGTTTGATAAAGGTGTCAAAATGATGCGCAGGCTTCTTGTTGATCCGCCCCTGCGTATGGATACTTCAGTCATTACTCGTCCTGCTCGTGTTGGTTTCTACTCAACTGACGGCTTCTGATGCCTGATAATCTCCGTACCTTTGCTGCAGTCTGCAATGGCGGCTTGATTAAGAATCAAGACCCGCTTACGCAAGCATCGCAGCTATCGGGCAGTGCTATTCGGCTTATCAACTATGAGCCTGCACTGCAAGGCGGCTATCGTAAGATTAATGGCTATCTCAATGACTATGGCACTCTGCCGGGAACGGGTAAAGTATTAGGTGTAGCAGTCAATGGAAACATCAATCAAGGTATCTTTGGCTGCAGGAAGCCGTCTTCAGGCAACAACTACCTTCATTGGTTTAACCATTACTACACAGTATCTGTTACTGCTGGCACTGGTACTAGTTTCACTGTAGGTGAGACACTTACTACTTCTACTGCTGTTACTGGTGTAGTGATAGCTAAAGCTGCCAACAGCCTCACTGTAGACTTTGGCCGCATTCCTTCTGCTGTGTTTGCTTCTGGCAATGTTATCACTGGCGCTACTTCTTCGTTTAGCAGCACTGTTACAGCTACGCCCACAGTCATAGGTTGGACTGCCGTTACGGCTACTGGCTCTCCTACGATGACAGGTGTTGATCTTGTTCGTTTCGTAAGCTACAACTGGACACAAGAAGTCTTTGTGCTTACTGATGGCATCAACCCTGCTGCAAAATATGATGGCTCTACCTATACGCAGATTACAGCTACCAATGCTCCTACCGCACCTAAGTATGCTGCAGCCTTCTCCAACCACCTGTTTCTAGCTGGAGATGCAACAGAGCCTTACAACCTGTTCTTCTCTGCCCCTCTTGATGAAACAGATTTTAGCCCTGCCAATGGTGCTGGTGTCATCAATGTAGGCTTCACTATCGTACAGATCAAGGCATTTCGTGATCAGCTTTACATCTTTGGGCAGCGTGAGATTAAGCGTCTTGTAGGCACGGACATCAGCAACTTTGTTGTACAGCAGGTTACATCTGATCTTGGTTGCCTTGCCAGTGAAAGCGTGATGGAGTTTGGTGGAGACATTCTGTTTCTTGGCCCTGATGGCATACGTCCTGTATCTGGTACATCAAAGATTGGTGACGTTGAACTAGAAACTGTGTCGCGTGAGGTTCAAGACATCTTTGAACTTTACACTCGCAACGAAGACTTGAGCAAAATTCGTACTGTTGTTCTGCGTAAGAAATCGCAGTTCAGACTGTTCTTCGATAACGCTGAAGCTCTGTCAATCTTAGGTGCTATTCGTCAAAGCCCTTCTGCTCAGTCTACCTTTGAGTACAGCCAGCTTACAGGGATTGGTGTTACTTGTGTAGACAGTGGCTACATTGGGCAGTTTGAGTTTGTCATTCATGGTGACAATACAGGCAAAGTCTTTAGACAAGAACGTGGCTACACTTTTGATGGAGAAGATATTTTTAGTCTCTATCAAACGCCATACTTCTACATGGATGATCCTGAAGTTCGTAAAGTCTTTTACAACCTTAAGACATACATGTTATCTGAAGGATTAACTACAGTTACAGTAGGTATCAACTTTAACTATGGTGACTCTGAAATTGCTATTCCTGCTAACTACAGTGTCACAACTGCAGGTGCTGCGGCATTATACGGAATAGCTACGTTTGATACTACAGACATTTACGATGGCAACCCTTCACCTGTACGCAAAACTAATATTGCAGGATCAGGTGACTCAATGTCAATATCCTTTGTGACTAACAATACGACGCCAAGCCACACTATTCAAGCCATTACGATTACGTATGGTCTGGCAGACAGGAGATAACAGATGAGCGGCTATACGCGGCAATCCACTGCAGACATTATCCCTACCGCAGTAGTTCGTGCTGCGCCTATTAACGCTGAGTTTAACGCTCTTCGTGATGCCTTTGACTTTGACGCTACTGGCTCTACAGGCCACAAGCATGATGGCACTGCAGATGAAGGCTCATATGTTCCGCTTATTGCTGACATTGATGGCCTAAACAAAGTTGTCATCGACACTGCCAACAATCGTGTTCAGTTCTTTGTTGAAGTATCCTCTGCAGCTACAGAGCAGCTTCGTATTCAAGATGGCGTCATTGTTCCTGTAACAGACAACGACATTGATCTTGGCACCAGCGGTGTCGAGTTCAAAGACCTGTATCTCGATGGCACAGCCAAGATTGATACACTAACTGTTGATGAGAACGCTACCATTGCTGGCACTTTGGCTGTTACTGGTAATGTCACTCTCACTGCTGACCTGACTGTAAATGGCAACACTACAATCGGTGATGCTGCTACAGATACTGTAACCATCACTGCTGATGTTGCGTCTCCTCTGATCCCTTCTGCTGATGACACATACGACATTGGTGCTATCGGCTCTGAGTGGCGTAATCTTTACATTGACGGCACTGCTAATATTGACAGCCTTGTTGCCGATACTGCTGACATTAATGGTGGCACTATTGATGGTGCTGTAATTGGTGGCAACAGTGCTGCTGCTGGTAGCTTCACCACACTTGCTGCTTCAAGCACGGCTACTCTTAGTGGCAATGCTACTGTTGGTGGCACACTCGGTGTCACTGGCGCTACTACTCTTAGCAGCACTGTGGCTGTAACTGGAACTGCAACCTTCAATGGCAACACTGTCATTGGCAGCGATGCTTCTGATACTGTCACAATCAATGCTGATGTTGCATCCAACATTCTGCCTTCTGCTGATGACACGTATGATCTCGGTGCAGTAGGATCAGAGTGGAAAGATTTGTTCATTGATGGCACAGCCAACATTGACAGCCTTGTAGCTGACACTGCAGACATCAATGGCGGTACGATTGATGGGGCTACCATTGGTGGCTCTACTCCTGCAGCCATCACTGGCACTACTATCACTGCAAACAGCAGCTTTGTGGGCAACCTGACAGGTAACGTCACATCAAGCGGCACCAGTTCATTTGCTACTGTTACTACAAGCGGCAATGTTACCATTGGTGGTGATCTTACTGTCAATGGTACAACCACCACAATCAGCACCACGAACACTGTCGTAGAAGATGCCATCATTGAACTTGCTCATGGCACCACTGGCTCACCTACAAGTGATGCTGGTATTGTTATTGAACGTGGCACTGAGGCTAACGCATTCATTGGCTTTGATGAGAGTGCAGACAAGTTTATCGTAGGCACGGGCAGCTTCACTGGCGCATCCACTGGTGATCTTACGATTACTACAGGCACACTTGTAGCCAATCTTGAAGGTAACGTGACAGGCAACGTCACTGGCGACCTCAGCGGCAACGTCACGGGTAACGTAACTGGCAACTTGAGTGGCAACGTCACTGCAACTACAGGCACTAGCTCGTTTGCTACGATTGACTTTGATGACATCACAGACGGCACCATTACCATTGCAGGCTTTGTTGACGAAGATAACATGGCGTCAGATAGCGCCACGCTTATTCCTACACAGCAATCAGTCAAAGCCTATGTTGACACTGTTGCAGGCTCGGCTAACAATGTTGTAGGACTGACTGCAACTGGTGCTGAACTCAATGTGCTGGATGGTGATACTGTGCCTGCCAGTGTCACACTTGTTGGCACTGATGGCTTCCCTGTCAATGATGCAGGTGTAACAAAGCTGGCACTCATCAGTGACATCAATACCTACGTTCAAGGCAACATCACGTCGCTGAGTAACGTGACACTGACTACGCCTACAGTGTCTGGGCTGTATCTGTCTGATTCAGGCTTTGTTGTAGAAGGTTCATCTGCTGATGCAAATGAGACTACTGTAACCTTTACAAACCCGACTGCAGATCGTACTATTACATTCCCCGACAATACAGGAACTGTGCTGCTTGATACTACAGCCTTGACAGCACTCGGAATTACTGCTAGTGTAACTGAACTAAACTACGTTGATGGCGTGACATCTTCCATTCAAACACAACTTGATGCTAAGGCAACTACTGGTAAAGCTATTGCAATGGCGCTAGTGTTTGGCTAGGCATTTGAAATAAAAGGGTTTTTCTATGACTGCTCCCAATCTTGTAAACGTGGCAACAATCACTGCTAAAGCTGCAGTGGTTGATCTTACCACCACTAATGCGACCCTTGTTGTTGAAAACCCTGCTGCCAGCAACAAGGTGTTCAAGATCAATTCACTCATCGTGTCTAACGTAGACGGCACTAATGCTGCTGATATCACTGTCAGCTTCTACAGCGAAGACAACATTGGTGGCACTGCCACTGAGATTGTCAGCACTGTGTCTGTGCCTGCTGATGCCTCTCTTGTTGTGATTGACAAGAATACGTCAATCTATCTAGAAGAGGATCGCAGCATTGGTGCTACTGCAGGCAGCGCCAGTGATCTGAAAGTTATCGTGAGCTACGAAGAGCTTAGCTGATGTCTCGTAATGGTGGCATCCTTAGTGGCGGCTTTAATGGCCTTCGTGCGCCGAGTGCACCTACTATTACAGGTGTTACTACAAGCATCGGCTCTGCGTCTGTCGCCTTCACCGCGCCCACTGACACGGGCGACGGGGCGATTACGTCGTATGTGGTGACTGCTGTTGACGAGAGCAGCGGCGTCTCGACGGGCGTTTCCGGCGCGTCGTCTCCGATCACTGTGTCGCCCCCTGCTGGCGGCACGTTCAAGATCAGGATGCAGGCGCTGAACCCCTACGGGCCGGGGCGGCTGACGGAGTAT